ATGGCGCGCCCGCCATTCGACGTGGTGGTCGCAAACGTCTCCACCCCCGGCGTCGGATACAGCGCGGCCTTCGTGCTGGCCCCGGCACTCTCCATCACCTCGACATACCAATTGATCAGTTGCTCATCATCCGCGATGGGCGACTGCGAGGTATAGGCGGCACCGACGAACAGGGGATACTGACTCATGCGCCCGTATCACTGAAGATGTTGTATTGCCCGTGACGCGGCTTCCACATCGCGTCGATGTTCAAATCCAGCAAGCGAATATTCGCGCGCTTGACGTCCGCCTTCGACTCGATAGCACTCTGCATCAGCGCCGGAGCAGGCTGCACCGCATATTCCGGGGCCAGTTCCACCGCCAACGCATCCCGCAGAAACCGGCGATACCCCGGCGGCAACGAAATGGTATCGGCCAGCGCCAATTCCGTCACGGCCACCGGCGCGTAAATCACCCCCTGCAACGTCGTCGAGGTCGGCACCATCCAAAAGGTTAGCGTGCCAGTCGGGTAGGTCAGGTTGTAATACACGCACGTCGGATAGGTCGACGTCAGCGCCTTCTGTGGAATGGCCGCAAAGCCCTCCACCGTCAGCCGCGACAGCGGCATCTCCAAATCCGGGTCCTGCGACGTGTCGATGAACCGGATGTCATCCACATACACCGGACGCGCCCGGTTGACCACGGACCCCGGACCAATGGCATACGCCGCCGTGCCCGACGTGATCGTCCACGTCGTGCGCGACGAGGTATACATGCTGAGACGCTCGGTGCCCCACGCATCAATGAGGTCATTGAGACGGTCAAGGGCATCGTTCATCTCCGTGCCCGTCGGCGTCTCATCCGCGTCAATCACGCCGAGCCGTTGCAGCGACGCGGTAATCAGTTCGCTGGTCGTCATCGGCGGACCTCACGCCCTATTCGGGCAAATGTTTGTCGGTGGCGTCCTCGCGGGCCTTCCGCTCGCGCTGCGCTTTCCATGACATCTTCGTGGCGGCGGCGTTCGCTTCGGCAGCGGCCTGCGAAATCTCCTGCTGCACGGTTTCGACCTGCTCCGTCGCGCCACTCGGTGACTCGACCCAGCGGTCCGCCTCCGCCTCGCGATGCTCGCCCGCTGACGCCACAATGCGCTCGTCCACCTGCGTGGACCCATTGGATTTCAGCAGACCCCGATACAGCATTTTGGGATACGGCGTGAACACATACGGCTTGTTCCATCGCGCAATCTCCTGATCGAGTTCCGTCTGTCCCGTATTCACAATTGACATGGTTGACCTTTCGCACGCCCGCAGGCGCGAACCGAGAGACAACGTAGGGGGCCACCGAGGCCCCCCACGGTCGTACTACGCAATCACGCAGTTCGTCAGACCCAAGAGTCCCCATGTGCCGCCACGCGCGACACAAATGAAGGACGCCCCCGCTTTCGCGGCAAAGGTAATCACGTCACTCGACGTGGTGTCCCCATAGAAGCCCGCCGTGTAGGTCACGGTATGAGCAAACGCCGAGGCATTCAGCACGGTCAGCGTCAACCCGTCCTGATCCTTGCCCGGACCCGCCAGCGTCATCGCGCGCGCGGCTCCGCCATTCAGCACCACCATCGTGTTCTGCACCGGAATCGCAATCGCGCCCGCCGCCGAATACGTCACGATAGTCGGGAACTGGGGGTCCACCTGCGCGGACTGCCCCATCGGCTGCACCGCCAGATCGCTATCCAGCCCCGTGTTGGCAATGGCAAGGATGTTGTGCGCGACCGCACCCGAGCCCTTATCGCCGCGTGCCCGCACCGAGATGTTGGTGCCGGACACCGACGACACCACCATGAACTCGTTGTCGAGTCGAAGGTAGTTGCCTGCCGCGAACCCCGTGGCCGAAGTCACGGGAATGGTCAAGTCGGTCGCGCCGACCGCTGCACTAATGGTCGTGGTTGTCTGTGCCATCTATTGCCCCCTTATCCCTGCACCCGGCACGCCAGCGTCGGACGGAGGGTTGCCCACCCGTATAACACATCGAGACGCGTCGGCTCTTGGTCGGTGCCAATCTGATACTGCTGCACCATACGAATGGAAATTCCGAGCTCCTTCGACCGCACGGTGGTCGCTTCCGCGCCACTGGTCGGACGATGCAAGTCTGCCATCACCATCGCGAACGCGTCGGGATGATACATCAGCGACTGTGACGTCACCGTCGCCGCCAAGACACCCGCCACCGACCCCACGACCGTCAGCGCCGCGTTATCCGCCGGAGACGCCGTCACGGTCTGCAACTGGCCGCTGGTGACAATCGACGGCGCAATGCTAATCGTCATCGCCCCCGACGCGTCACTGATCGCCGCCGTCACCACGAACTGCTGCAACGCGCCCGTGGAGGCATAGCTGACCGGGTTGACCGCCAACACACCGGCAATGGTGAAGATGTCACCCTTCGCCAGTGACGAGGCACCCGAGGCCCAGCCATCCGTGACCACCGACGAGCCCGTCTGGCTCGCGCCATTCACCAGCGGCGTGGACGAGGTAAACGTGCCGGTGGTGTATTTCGCCACGTTGGCGTCCTCATACCACGCACTCACGCCCAGCGCGCGACCCGCGAACTGACCGCTCTTGTATTCCTCAGCAATGGTGGACGCCGGATTGAAGAGCGCCAAATTGGCGTTCGCCAACGTCACCATCGAGGTCGGGTCCAGCACCGCGACCCGGCCATCGGCAGGGGTCGCACTGTTGGTCAGCTTCGCGCCTGCCTGCAAGTAGGTCAGGTTGCTGCTCGGCGTCGAACCCGGCGTGCCGACCGACTGATAAATGTCGGTGAACACGGTGTTCAGGCCGTCATAATCAATCGCGTTCGCCAACGCGGTGGCGGCGGGTTTGACATACCGCTCACGGACGTTGTCGATTTCCTGCGTCATCGACGCCGTGGACCACGAATAGGCCACGTTCTTCTGATGGGTCAACGTAATCGGCACGTACTGATCGTTGATGCCCTGCGTCTGCAACGCCTGTCCCGAGGTCACCGTGAACCGTTGCGGCAGACGGGCATTGACGGTGTAGCCAATCTTGGCCCCCGCCTGCACATACTGGTCATCGTAGGTCCGATTGACATTGCTTGCGAATTTCAAGTTGTTCACCAGAATTCTGGCGACTTCCTTGGTATACCACGTTGGCGTGACTAGTGAATTAGCCATGCGTTTACTCCACTCTAAATCGTGACAATGTTTAGCGCCACCGACGCCGTTGCCGATCCAGCGCATTCATCCGAGACACGTACTCGGTTCCAAACGCCATCTCAGACGGGTCGTGGGCACCACTACTGGGCGCGCTGCCCACCGGCGTGATCGGTGGCGGCGCTTGACTACGTTGCGGTGTGGCCGACACGCTCCGACCGGCGACCGACACCCGTTCTTCGAGCACTTTCATTCGCCCGTAGGCGACGAGTGGATTACCTTCCCGTGCGAGTTGCTCAGCCTCATCCGTATGACGGGCGAGATATTCCATCAGTTGCGGTCCCATTTCGGACTGCTTAATCACATCAATCATCGGCACCGAGAGTTGAATGTCCTCACGGTTGACCATCTCCGCAAACGCGGGGTTCGACGCGGCATACGTCTGGACCCGCTGCATATGGGTGCCATCGACATGCGCCTCATACCGCTGACGCCCCTGCTCCCGCGCCTGCACCTGTGCCTGCTGCGTCGCCTGCGCCACCGCCCGCTGGGCATGATACGCCGACGTGGCCTGCACATACTGCCCATACGTCTCGAACTGGTCTTCCGTCGGCGCATACGGGTCAGTGACCGGCACGCGGGCGGGCGGCTCGGCCTCGGGCGCACGCGCCTGCACCTGCTGCCGCCACGCCGCATGTTGGCGCTGCTCCGCTTCAATCGTGCGCTGCAACTCCCCGCGCTGCCGCGCAAGGTCGTTGATCTGCTGCTGGTAGGTCTGCTTGCGCCCTTCCAGCGACCGCTTCTTCGCGTGCAAGGCCGAGGTCGTGGCCTCGTCCGGTGCGTCACCGTCCGGCACCGACGCCCGCGCCGAGTCCTCCAGCGCCGCGTCGTCAGACGCTGCCGCCTCCGGCGTCACGGACGGCACGGGGTCCGGGGCATTGGTTTCGACGACAAAATCCGCAATCGGCGCAGCCGGTTCAGGCGCGATACTGGTGTCCATGTGAATACTCGTCTTTCGTGTGCGTTAGTTTAGATCGTATACAACGCGACCAACAACGTCGCTGTCGTGGACGTGCTGTTTACGCGAATCAACCGCAGCGGCAGCACCGACCCCGCCGTCGCCGTCAGGCTG